GTCCATTTTGCGGTCATAGTGATTCCTATCCTAAAACATTGGTTGTTGAAAGTGTGCCATACACAGCATCGTCCAAAATCAACTCATAAACAATTGTCGTTGGCGCGGTGCTGTACAGAATGCTGTGGCCTGTGCTGAAATCCAGCCGATGCTCGATGCCCTCAACGGACAGCTCTTGAGCCAACTGGGTTGTGCCAGTACCGCTAGGGAACGTCTTTTCTACGCTGATCGTGTCGCCAATATCCACGGTTGCCAGAGTGTCTTTTTGGGCTGTGGTCAGCATCAGGTATTTAGTTGCCACGGATGTGTACCGCGGTTCGGGCTCTGGGTTTAACAAATAGTCGGCAGCGTCATCAATGCTTGTTTGCTCATGTAGCAGGCTGTTTGTAATGCTTGATGTCTGAATAAAATATGTAGCGATTGAGCCTGCGTCCGTTGCGGTTGAGGTCTTGCCATCTAATGCAGTAACCACAGCGCGGTTAACTACGGCATCAGCCTCAAACGTGATGCCCACGCCGTTGTATTTAAAGTTTGTGCCATCATCGTGAAAATCGGCTACCGATGCAGAGAGCGTGTTGCCAATACGGTTTTGGAATGTAAGCACTCCATCGCGTGACATAAACAAACGCCCAAACTCGGCGGTGTCGTTAATTTGCGTTAGATACTGCAAGACGTTTGTTCCTGCCGGCACGGTGTATGCAGCGTCGTGGCCAAGGTTCACGGTGCCAGTCGCGATGCTTCGAGCGCCTGCTGGGAAGTCAACCTCTGGCAGATCTAAAACGGTTTCTATGCGTTCGCCCGATGTTTCGGCGGTCACGTTTAGTTCGTCTAAAAATGTTTGTGCAAGTAGGTAAAACTGATCAGCGCAATACACCGTCACGGTATCAAGACCGCCCAGCTCAAAGTTGTAGTCATAGTTGACGACATAACCGCTGAACAATGATTCGGGCACATTGGTTGAGCTGTAACGGATTAGGCGTACAGCGCGCAATGGTGCAAGCCCTGGCTTAGATTCGGCGGTGTCGTAGTACGGGCTGTTTTGGTCAAACGGGTTAAATATCCCGTCCACGTCCTGAATCGTAAATGTCATTGTGCCAGCGCTGAATTGATCGCCCACATCACGGCGACCTCGACGCACGTTGATGCTGATAGTCGAGTCCATAACGTCGGCAAACTCGGTCGTGCCATCCAGCACATATTCGGTGTTATCTAATACACCTTTAAGGGCGTCATCAAGCACAAACGCGTCAACCTGAAACCCTGTTGCGATCTGCAGGTCATAGTTTCCTGAATCAACAACTGCTGTGCCGGGCATTACGCCACCTGCAACTGCAATGGCCCAGCGCTACGAGAATAGGCGCGCAAAGCATTAACCACCGATTCACCGATCTCGGCGCTTGTGGCAAGCCCGCCTGTGACGTTAATAGTGATACCGCCACCGTTATTCATGCGATCTAAAGGCACGACTGCTTCTGGGCCTGCTTCACCAATTACGGCAAGCATTCCACCTGGCTGATCTACGATGCCACCGTTAGCCATGCGCGGAATACTTGTTGGTGCTGTTGCAGCAGGGCCTCGACCGCCCAATTGTGGCACGGGAATTGTCGGTGCTTTTGGCAGATCAGGCAACAACGGAATTGAGTTGTACGCGCTAATGATCGCATTGACCGCGCCGATCGCAGCGTTAACCATCCCAGCAAAGAACCCGATCACGGTGTTGACAATTAGGTTGATGCCGTTGCGAAACCATTCAAACTTGTTGTACGCAGTCACAAGCGCCACGACGAGCAATGCAATGCCGGCAGCGATTAGGGCAAACGGGTTGAGCGCCATGGCAATGTTGGTGACAACAATTGCGGCGGCTACTGCTGCGATTGCGCCAGCGATGGCTAAAAACGCTTCTGGGTTGTCTTGAGCCCACATAGCAAATTTATTAAGTATCGGAAGCACGGCCTCAACTACTGGCAAAAGAGCAGCGCCGATTGACTCTTTAGTTTCGCCAATTGAGTTAGACAGAATCTTCATTTTGCCTGCAGCGGTCTCTGCGCTTGCAGCGGTAGCACCGCCAAAGGTTCCGCCAAGCACGTCCATAATTTCGTTCAGGCTGGCGCCTTCTTTAATCATCGTTGCCATCTCTGGGCTCAACGATCGCAACGCCTTAAAGTTTCCTTGGTATGCCTTAGCAAGCGCGTCTGCAACGGTGGCGCTGCTGATGCCTGTGGCTGTACTTATGTCCATGACAAGGTTCATGTCGCGCATGGCCATGTCCACATCTTTTGTACCGCGCACAAGCGCTTCTAAAGCCAAGCGGTATTCGGTGTCAGCAACGCCAGACGCTCGACTCATCGCGCTGATCTGCTTTTCCACCTGTGCGGTTTGTGCAGCGCCAGCGCCAGTCACATTTTGCAAAGTAAGAGCTAAAGCCGCCTGCTCCTGCTGATCTTCCATTGCAGCTTTGGTTGCGTCACCAAGCGCCAAAGCCAAACCGCCAAGCGCCGCAGCTGCCGGCACGGCTGCCTTTTTAATTGCAAACTGTGCTTTTTCCGATGTTGTTTCCAGTTGCTTAAACTGGGCAATAGCCTTCTTAATCCCTTTGCCGTCAAACTCTGAAATGATCGGGATATTGATTGCCATTACGCGGTCTCTCTGTTCGCTTCATCCATGACGCGCTTAACCAGTTGCTCCATCTCGGACATGACATCATTTTGGCGTTGCTCGTACGCTTTCCACATTACTCGCGAACGACTGCCATAGCGTGCAGTTAGCGCCCGCCCTAATGAGCCAGACATGGACGTGTCAAACATTGTGCCAGTAGCGCCTTTCCATTGAATGGCGAACGTGCCGACATTAGTTTTGTTTCCGCTGTATTCCTTGATCGCTCGAGTATTGATCTTGGCAGCAATCTTTTGCTTCATGCCAGGTATCCACGGCAAGATCTGGAACCCTGATCGGGTTTGCCAGTTGCGCGCCATACCAGATAGCGGGACGCCAGTAGGCACAAGTTTGTTTGCATCGTCAATAACAGGCTGGACGATCTTTTTGTAGTCCTTGGTAATTTCTCGACGTAACGATTTGTCAATCTTGTTGAGGGTCTTCAAAGCATCCTTAAGCCCGACGACCTCAACCCTTGCCGATACTTCCGCCACGTCATCTCCGTTTTTTGTTTGCCTCGTTAAGCACTTTAATGACCGTTGCTATATCTCGAGCGTCAAACACAATGTCGCTAGGCCACCAACCGACCGCAACCAAAATCTCTGCTAGTTGGCGGCGGTAGGTGCCGCGTCCGTAGGGTTTGGGTCAGTCTCATCCAATACCGGAATGATCTCCAGCTCTGGGTTTTTGCTAATCCATTCGCGCCAACTGTCGCCAATTTGCTCACCTTTAAGTTTCAATATGGTGTGCATCCAACAGCAGTAATCGCTGTAAAGCGGTTGCGTTGATAGTTGCTGAATGTTGCGGCGCTCGAGTCTCTCCCACTCGGTCACCACAAACAGGTTGGTGTAGTAATACTCGGGTGCGCTGTCGGGCGTGCGCTTTAACTGCAATTTAATTTTCATGGTTCTCCTATGTCGGCTCGGAGCCGTTAATTACGGGTTAGTGACGTCAATCGTCAACGAGCCACCCATAAACGTGATGTCATAGGTTGACAACTCGCCGAGAGATGCGTTGATAACTGGCAAAGACTCAAGGTAACAATCAGTCAAAACAAACCTTGGGTTGGTTGCTGAATCCACAGCTGATGTTGGCTTAAGCGTGATAATGGTTTTTGTGCCAACCAAAGGCTGCAATGTTGCGTAAGTTTCGCTTGATGCAAACGACGCGTACATCGTCAAAGTCACTTCGTTGTTGACCAGTCCTGCGGTGTAGGTGCGCGAATTGGTGCCGAACGCGGTGTCTTCCAAAGCCTCAACCAAATAGGTCAAAGTTGCTGCGCTGCACATGTCCGTCAAATCAACGCTGTTGATGGTGAGGACTGGGTTTGAGAGATATGTTGCTGATGCCATGATTGCTCCTTAAGTTCTGTTCTGATAGTAGATGATTTGTGTTGCTTAGTTGTGGATTACGAAGTCTGGGCTTGGATAGCGCAATCAAGGTCGTAGCACGGATACAACGCGCCACCGATCTCAAGGCTTGACGGACGGCCACCCATCACGATGATCTTGGAGCCAAGCACGGTTGCAACAATGCTAAGAATCTGACGCAGTACCGGCAGACCTGCTGGGCCCGAGCCGATTACTTTGACAGGGAACTCGAGGCGCACCACATTGCCGTTACCTGCAAAAGTCGTAAAGTTTGGCGCGTCTAAATAAACCGAGTTACTAACAAGTTTGGTTGCATCATTTATTACACGGAGCCCAGTTACCGCGGTAAGCGTTGCTGTGACGTCATCAATCGCTTCGTTGAATAGGTCGGTGTACGACATCAGGCAACCGCTGGACGAGGGATGCCAAGCAGCTGCTTGACGATCGGGGTTAGGCTTTGCTGCGGTGCCGAACCCATGCCGTCAAACGTGGCGTAGGTTGCCTCTATAGAGCCCCTAGAGCGCCACAGAGCGGCGCAATACATCAAAGTGCCCAATGTGACGTCACCGCCTGGTGAGGTCGTTAAAGAGTCAATATACGAAGACTCCTGACGCCTGCGATAACAGAACTGGTTGCCAGCCGACACCGATTGCGTGAGCAACGTGTAATCGTCTGACGGGTTCGCAATGGTGATGCCAAGATAAGACATGACCTGCGCGGCCGTCACCCATGTGCAAACAGGGTCATACGAAACGGTGCCAGACGCGGCGGTGCGCTCCACGTTGTTAGCGACCTTGGCGTAAAGCACCTGATCTGCAATCGGCATCTGGTAGTCGTAAAGCAGGTCGCCTTCTGTATCAACGCCAATAAACAAATACTGTGGCAATGCGCGAACGACAAGATTGCTGCCGTTAAATGTGGCGTCAACGCCTGCGACCGTAATTGACTGGCCGACTGCAATCTCGCTGGGGGTCAGGAGTTGCAGTACGGCAAAGTCATCAATTAGGTACTTGTTGGTAACCGTGTATGTTGCCATGAGCGGATGCTCCGCTCTCGACTAGGCGATTGCGATTGACTTAACCTGATCGCCGTCTGCGATAAAGGTTGAGACGTAGCCATAGTAGGAGAATGTGCGACCCAAGGTTGCAGGTACTTCTACTGACATGATTCCACGAACTTGTTCATAGAATTCTATCGCAGATCCACGAGCTACAACCATGGTGTTGTCGGCAAATGCGCGGTCAACAACCAAGTTCAAGCCCAATGGGTTGAACGTGTTCATTTGTGTTACGCCGCCTGTGCCAAGTCCGTTGATGCCCATAAGTCCTGCTGCGCCGGTGTATGGGAAAATTGGTCGCTTGTCTGCGTCCAACTGACTGCCCATTTTCTTCCATACGTCTGGACTGACGAAAATGTGATCAGGTAGGAAGTTGGTTGCGGTGAGGATGTCGGTTGCTGCGTCGTACAACGCTGCGATCAACGATGTTGGGTTGTCAGCTGTAACTGTCCAGGTTGAACCTGATGCGGTGTCGCCTGCGAGGATTGCGTTACATGCGACTGCGTCTGAT